TAACGACTCGTGCTAGATATCGGACTAGCAACCGAATACTTATATCTTATACTAAGGCTTAACCAAAGTCACCACGCATTCTGCGCAATGTCTCAGCAGGAAGAGCGTCAAACTCTTCGCCTGATAATAAAGATAAATCAACTTTTTTCTCGCCTTTAGAATTTGCGCCCTCTCCTTTCATAGCAGGAGGCTGTGCTTCTGCAGCTTGTAATTTTTTATTTACGGTAGAAGTTTGTTTTCTTTGTTGTAAAGCGGGATCTGATTGTATTTCAGGTGCTCCTTTTAACAACTCGGGCTTTTTAACTGCTAAAGTGTATTCTGTTGCTTTTGCTAACGCATCAGCAGCAGTATAACCTTGTACAGTAAACGCATCCCTAAGATCTATAACCTCAGCTTGTAAGTCTGCATCAAAATCGGCACTATTTTCGTTTAATATAGGAAAAGTAGCTTCGATTTCAGCAGCTTTAGCTTGCAATTCGGTCATTTCTTGGCTTTGTTGCACTGTTTTGCCCATTTTTGCTTGTACTTCAAACATAAATTGTTCTTTTTCAGCGTTTCTTATCTCACTTCTTAACGCAACAGCTTTGTCTGTCTCACCATTAAGCACTAGGTCTTGATATTCAACTTCTTTTTCATCAAAACTGTATTCAGGCGCATTTTCTAAAGCTTGTTTTTCTGCTTCTGTAGCTTCATTTAGCTTTTTCTGCATTGCTTTGTTTTTTGCTAGCACTTCATCCAGTCTAGATTTAGGCACCATAGGTGCTTTAGGGGTTTCTACTTCGTTTTGTTGAGCAAGGCCTTGCTCGCTTCCTTCAACTGGCTGAATATCTGGTTGTGCAACAGACTCGCTGTCTTGAACCACTCCTTCTTCGCTATTAGTTTCTGGCTCTGTTTCTGTTTCTGCTTCTGTTTCTGTTTCTGGTTCTTCTTCAACAACCTCTTCTTCTGGAGCGGCGTTAGTTTCTGTTTTAACTTCTTCATTGTCGTCCTCCTGAACGTCATCAAAATTAAGATCTACGTTAAACGCTTCTGCTTCGTCTTCAGAAACAATATCTGCGCCTGGCATCCTATCCATTACAATTCCTTCGTCTTTCTCCACTTCAGCTTTTTTATTCTTAGCCATTGTTATTACCTCCTGTAGGTTTCATGGCGGCAGTTGCCAGTTTGGCGGCTGCCTGGGTTTCAGTTTGTCCTTTACGGACTTCATTTGTCATTCCTGACAATCTTTCTCTCAATTCAAGCTCTTCTTGCTTCATTTGAATTTTACTCTGTAGTTCAGCAACTTTAAGTTGCGGATCTGCAGCTTCGCCTTGAGCTTTAGCCATATTAAGTTGAGCAGTTGACTCAATTGCTTTGACTTCTGCTTCAAGTTTAGCAATTTCAAGTTGTGTTTGTCTGATTCTAGACTCCATTTCAAATTGTGCAAGTTGTGCTTGTTCTGGAGTTGGTGGTTCAGTGCCTTGCATCTGTCTAATACGTTGGGCAATATCTGCTTTACGTGCTAAATGCGAGTACTCAACAATTAAATCATCTGGTATTGGAACGCCTGCTTGTCGTAGTTGAATTGCTTCAGCAAATTGAACTTCATCAAAGTTATCCCTAGAAGGAGCAGAAGCAATTACTACGTCGTATTCGCCTACTGTTAGGTCATTAATAATTTGGCCTTCAGGAGTAACTTGATTTACCGCCATAGGTTCTCTTGGTTTAAACGGATTTGATTCATCGGTAATTTGGATAACTCGCTCTTCGGTATAATACCGTTGTACAAGGTTCAATACTTTTTCTGCTAAATACTGTCTTGTTTTTTTCAAATTATCCAAAGGAACTTGAATCATTAAAACGCCACGATTCTGTTTTGTTGTATAGCAACACCAGAAACTTCTGCGCCATCAGTACCTAACATGGCGTCACTTATGCCACTAATAGTTTTAATATTATTAGCCGCTTTTTGTGCAATCCTATCTAAACCAGTAGGTATTTGGTTAGGGGGTATTTTTCCTGGTGCTGTACTACCACGGTTAAACTCTAGTACTAAACCGGTTTCCGCGCCGTGTTCTTCTAAGTCATCGGCGGTCATTCCTGTTAAGGAACCAGATTCTACAATCCAACCACTGTTAGCAGTTGTGTTAACTATGTGTAATTCTTGAGATGAAATTTTATTTAATTGTTCTTGTGGTGATATTAAGTTACGCACCATTCCAAAAGGTTTACCCCTTCTCCAATATGGAAAGTAAGGAACCAAAGTAAAGTGTTCATAAGGAGACCAGTCGTCATGTAGTACTACTGTGTCCGCAGTCGTTGTCCAACGAACCGCTCGCATTTTTTTCTCTACTATATAAAGACCATAATCGTCTGCAAATGTTTCTCTTTTCTTCTTAGTCCAATCATAAGGTACTGGTCTTTGATCTCCAGTAACTGGATCTACGTAAAGAATACAATCTTTTAATCTGTAATACTGGCGTTCAACAACCCTAATAGATCTTAAAGCTTTTGCATCTTCTGGATTGTTTGGGTAATCGGCCCCATGATAATCATTGTCAGTATCACCATAAGTTTCATCTTCATACTCCATGGAATCTGCGCCAAGAGTTGTCCCTACTTCAGCAATCATTCTTAACTTGTCTGCTTTATCTTGACCATAAGTTTCTTCTATCTCTTCAAGACTCATCCATTTACTTTCAAATATTTCATTCCAAGTTCGGGGGTCGTACTCTTTTGCGTCTGGATCAATAATAATATCTAGAGGGTCTTTATTTTCTATGCGTATTTCGCCATTTATATGATCTGAAAAATCTATGCGTACATCAAACCAACCCCGGTCTTGAATTAAACCATCAGAAAAAGCTTGGCTTTCTAACCAGTCTAATTTGTTGTTGTCTCCAACCTGCAGGTACAATTTTGATAGTACGTCTGCAATTTCTTGATTGCCGTTTCCTCTAGGTTTAAATTGTACATCGGCTCTTCGAGTACTTTGCTCACCCAAAACAGTATTAACTGTGGGTAAGATTGTGTTGATTGTTAATGCGGGTCGACCCTGGTCGTCGAGCGCTGCCATGTCAGCTTCGTCCCATTGCTCGCCGCGATAAAACGCGTCACATTGTTTTGCTATTTCTACGTAATCAAGATGGCCGTGGTCGCGGGCTCGGGTATAGGCTTCCCATTGTCTTTTTGCGAGGGTTTGTTCTTCCCCAGCGCTAAGCTTCTTTTTTTTCTTTTTATAATCTGCCATTAAGCGCTCATTGATGATTTACGTTTTCCATCTTTTACCAAATGTTTTAACCCATCTCTCCATGACGGAATGTGCTCAGGTCGTTCATAGAACGTTGCAAATTCTGTCATCATTAAACCAATCCACGCCAATGCATCTACCTGGTCATCATGTGTTCCGTTTGGAAAACGTAAAAGTTCTGCAACCATTGTCCCAGTCCAAACGGCGTCTTCCGGAAAGTATACCATACCTTGTTGCATTCTACCTTGGATTGCTCTTGCACGTAACTCCTTATCTCGCCTACCAACTTTTAAGTCTTTAAAGTATGCTTCGTTAAGGCCCCGTTCCCTTGTTCTTTTTTCTAGGAATGGTCCCAAGGCCATCTCAATATGTCCTCTTTCTATTCCCACTATACCTGGGCGCCATAATTCGTACAAGTCTAATATCTGTTCTACTAACTCGAACCCGTCATACTTGCCGCGGACCACGTCAACAATGAATAAATTATCATATTCATCGACCCCGACAACAATACCAACTGAAAAATCATTCCGGTCACGCTGTCCGATCGCGAGATCCCACGCGCAATAGTATTTAAGTTTAGAAGTATCAATCTCATTGAAATTATAATAAGCGATCATATCGCGGTTAAAATAGTCGCCTTCGTCGGACACGGGATTTTGTTGATACAAAGCAGACCAATCGCGCGGGCCGATGGCTTTCCTTATCTGCTCGAGAGCGTCCACATTGTAACGTGCCGGGTGCAAACTTTCACCTGTTTTCCTAAACTTTTCGTTTTCTTCTGCAATTGCTGGGTAACGAATTACTTCCCATTTATCTGCGCCTTCTTCTGCTTGTGTTAACAAGCGCCCGGCCAAGTCGTCGTCGTGCCAACGCGTAAGAATAACTAAGATTCCTCCACCTGGGGATAACCTTGTATAAGCTGTGGATGTATACCAATCCCAGGTCGCATCTCGGTTGTTATCGGATTCTGCATCCTCTCTGTTTTTTACTGGATCATCAATAACCATAACGTGCGCACCCTTACCAGTAATACCACCACCAACACCAGCTGCGACATAACCGCCGCCTTCTGTTGTTTGCCATGATTCTACTGACTGAGAATCCTTATCTAGTCTAGATTTTTCGAACACATTTTTGTATACTGGTTCTCTTAGCAGTTGACGCACTTTTCTTGAAAAACTCATAGCCAAAGACCCTGAATAAGAACAACTTATAAACTCGTGTTCCGGATGTCTTCCTAGATGCCAAGCAGGAAATGCAATACTAGCCAATGTAGATTTACCATGTCGAGGCGGCATAAAGAGCATCAATCTTGGTGATTCTTTATTCGCTACCTGTTCACTGAACTTTTCTAGCCGTTGGCATATATCTTTGTGCACCCAACCTGCTACGTAGTCTGGATTGAAACGTTCAACAAATGGGAGTAACCGCTTACGTGCTAAAATTCTTTTCGCTAATTCTTGTTCTGCTTTTGCTTGAGCAGAAAGTTGAGCTTTTTCTAACTTCTGATCAATCTTCTTTTGGGGCTCGGGCGTTGCTTCTACTTCGTCAGCTCGACAATATACACAAACCTCGTCAATAAGAACTAGGTTTTCTGGGTAGATGCCTCTGCATCTTTTACATTCAGTCTTCGCTATGTCCATCTGGTTCCAAATATGTAAGACTTTCGCCCGCTAACTTTAATAGGTCGCTGTCGCTTAATTTTTCTAACTGCTCTACTTTCTCAACGTTTATATTAATAAGCGTTGCTTGTTCGGGTATATGCAAACCATGTAACTTGCATAACGAATCAACTACGTTTTTTTCTTCTGTAGAATTCGCTGCCTTTGAATGAGCTTCCAGGTACATGCCCGTTGCTGTGTTCTTGTCAAACTTTATCTCTTCGCGCATTTCATTACGGAAGTAGGTCAGAGCGGTTTGCATTTTAGGAGTCTTAAATATTTGGTAAACGCGGTCCATATCTTTGTACCCCGCAGCACGGCCCGCGGCCGCTTTACTCATACCACGTAGGTGAAACAGGACCAGGCGTTCCTCTTGTACGGAAAGTTCGTTTAGTTGTAGCCCGGCGTAAGGTAAGTGAGATTGCATCTCTACTCTATCCTGTTCACTTACGTCGGTTGGTCTATCCTCGTCCAATAATCGCATGTTTGTGAATTGTCTCAAAAAATTTCTTTGTGGCTAACTATATTCTTACACCACCAATATAGTTCATCTTCCGTCATTGTATGCTTAATTAAGTTAACACGCCAACATACCAATTGAATGTTAGTAAGTATGTACTCTATGTTTGGATTTATTCTGTCAATCGACACGTTCGTGTTCCGTTTATCGCCACCCTTGTGCCACGTCATAAAGGCCCCGGACAACGCACAACGTCCGCCTTGTTTGTCCCACAATTCATTAAGTTGTTCTGGTGTTATTTCAAATAGCATTCCTTCTTCTTTCTCCCTCGAGTACTTTAAATGGTTATATAAATTTTTTAAATATTTGTAAGGGCTAGAAGATTTAGATATATTACGTTCAGCTAAAACACATGGGCGACAAGTAGATCTTGTTTTTTCAAAGTCAGCTTTTGGTAAGTCTTTCTTACACCGCTCACATATTTTATTTGCCATAATTTTTAGTGAAAAAATTTTTTAGTAAAAAAACTATAACATATCACGTAC